TCATTGCGAGTGCTTTTTTCTTTCGCTTTCGATGTAGTTTTCGAATTGTTCCATTGACCTCTTTTTGACCTCTGGTGAAATGTGGGCATAGATTTGAGTTGTTGAAATATCTTTGTGACCAAGGAAGTCTTTTATATCTTCTAAAGACAGACCAGCTTGTCGAGACCTTACTGCAAATGTATGCCTGCCATCGTGAACTCTAATTTTCGGCAAATCAGCTTTTTCAGCAATCCGATTAAATGCACCATTCACTGATCGATCACGAACTATCTTACCTTTATATCTCTTACTGGTTTGCAAGAAGATAAATTGTTCGCCATCTTCAGTAGAAGGGAAGGTACCAAAAGTACTCAGGATATGATTTCTAAAAGCAATCAGCGCTTGTTTGCTTCTTTTAGTCATAGGCATACTTCTGATACCGGCTGGTGTTTTTGGATCATCAGTAATGATAGCATTAATGTTTAAGCCTTTTTCAACTGATCCCAACCGTTCTCTTTCAATACTGATCATATTCCCACCGAAATCAATATCCTGCCACTGTAAACCCATTACTTCTGATTTCCTTAATCCCTGATCAAAGATTAGTAGGAAGAAGGGGTACCATAAAACCTCGGATTCTTTTTTCGCAAAATCTAAAAATCTATCAGCTTGCTGCAGATCATAATATCTGATCGATTCTTTTTTCTCAATAATCCTTGGAAATTCAACGAATTGAGTTGGGTTATCCTTTATATATCCTAATTGAATTGCTTTTTTGAAAGCATTGCTCAGCGTCGCATTTACGCTCTTGGCAGTAGTGATGGACAACCCTTGACCATTTCGACCTAGTCCTTTCTTATTTAGCAGCATATTAATGAACTTTTGATGGTTGGCTCGTGTGTATTTGTTTAAAGAATATTTACCTATATAGGGTTTAATATACATTCGTATATTCGCTCTGTGGACCACACGAGTACCTTCTTTTACAGCCTGCTTATAGTTAGTTACCCAATCCTCAAAAAATTCTTCTATTGTTAAATTCCGAGGATTTTCTTTGAAATATTCCTCAGATGCTATTTTTCCTTCAATTATTTTGGCGTAACTATTTGCTTCATCAAATGTCTTAAATCCTTTTTTGTGTATCTTGTTTTGTTTTCCTGTTCCTGGATTGATTCCATTAGAAATGAAAACTTCATATCTATATTGTTTTGCCTTCTTTAAATAGTATTTCTTAATAGAAGCCATTAATTATCATTCCTTAATATGGACTCTGGTAGTTCAACCATTTTTGGTTTATACCATCCTTTTTCATACAACTTATCAAGGCCTAATTGTTTTTCTTCGTAAGTGAAGACAGGTACTTTTCTGACTTTACCCGTATCTAAATCATGTTTTATTTGTAATTGATCCTTTAGTATCTCTTGGTATTCCTCCTCGCTGTAATCTGAATTTGTCAAAATAGGGAATATTCCGACGGTTGGAACATCTTTCTTTAATCTCTCTCTCAATTTGTATGGATTCATAAAAATCAACCTTTCGTATTTTTAATATTTAAAATCAATATTTGAGTGAATCAGCACGAATATTATCAAAAATAAGTTGCTTTTTCGTATTTATTTTCAACTAAAACGAATGTATGTTCGTTTTAATCTTAAAAAGAAAAGCCCGAAGGCTAATCAACTATTTTATTTCAAAGTCTTTAGAACCAAAATCAGAACCCAATAAATTTCCCGCTTTTAAGGTAACAGGAGTCTCAGTATCAGTCAGTGTATAAGCAACGGCGTTAGAGACTGTACCGCCAGGTTTTATTGTTGCTGTTTGCGTGTCTAGGTATTTTTCATCGGGTAAAGACGCAATGTTCAGCTCATTGATCATGTTCGGATCATTATCCTGAATTGCCGTAAAGTTCATGATCCAAGCACCTGTAGGATCAATGTTTGTAGAATCATCGTAATCATCTGCTACCATAGTATCATACCAAAAGGCTATGACTGGGGCATCACTGTATTCATTACCAGTCTCACCAGGTTGAAGAACTTTGTAATCTGTAATTTTTATCGAGTATGCATTGCCTTTCAAAATAGTGCCATCGAAAGAAGCGTCTGAAGCATTTGCAACAAAATTGCTGTCTGACTCTTCAGTTACAGAAGAACTCTCAATAACTGAGCTTGAAACTGTGGTTTCTTCATTATTTGCATTTTTTGATGAACTGTTGCTTGAGTTATCCTGATTATTTCCACACGCTGCTAATGTTAAAGAAGAAATAAGTACCATTCCTAAACTAATTGCTTTTTTCATTTTTCCATCTCCTAAGATTTTTTGTTAAATCTAATTTTTCGGTGCTCTGTAACCAGCTGCTTCTGCTTCGGATACAGTCTTGAACCAAGCAGCGGGATTTGTAGTTTTATTATAATATCTGCTTCCTGGTATATGATAGATACCGTTATTTGATCCTTTGATTAATCCGTTTCCGTTAGCATCAACATATTCTGGTTCAGTATATTCTTGTTGAGATTGTTGGCTTTCAACAGGTTGTTGATCTAAAGATTCGGCGGTCTTTGCTTCTGCCTCAGCTGCTTCAGTTTCTGCTTTTTCTTTGGATGCCGCAGCTTCTTGAGCAGCTTTTTCTTCTTCCTGTTTTTGCGCTAAAACCTTAGCATTTGGTTTTACAATTATTTTTGTACTAGTATTACCACCATCAAGTCTAGAATTTATAGTGAGTTCTTCGTCTTTATCACCAGTTAGAGAATGATTTAAAGAAAATTTTCCATCTTTGTCTGCTTCAACTGAGTCACCAATTATGCCCAATCCTACAGAAACCGATGCACCAGGATTTGTTGTTCCAGTAATTACGGCATTACCTTCTTCGTCAACTTCTAGTTCTTCACTATCTAATTTAAGTTCAACAACTACGGAATTAGTACTAGAATTCTCTGGTTCTTTTATTGATTCAGTAGTTGTTGTAGCAGTTTCTGCCACTTGTTTCTCGTCATTTCCTGAACCAAGAATACCCACCAATGCAAATGAAATTGCAGCTAACCCTATAGCGATATTTCGGTTACTCGTATTCGGTTTTCTCTTAATAAAATACCAAATACCAACGCAACTGAAAATAAAGATAAAACTAAACAACCCCGTCATTTACCCATCTCCTAAAAAATTATTAAATGATTTTAAAACTGCTACGGTCCCATTCGGTTGGAATAGGAGAGTGTAGTTGTTTTCTGTTTTAATTCCGTTCCATTTCCTAGCGTACCATTTTACTGCATCTTTAAATGTTACTTCAGATACTTGCAAATGTTCAGCGCATTCCCAAATAGAAACACATCCCGCCTCAAAACAATCTATGATGTCATAAGGTGACACTAGCATCACAGCACCAATATCTCGTGCTCGTCTTTCTTGTTTACGGTGATCAGGATTATTTGAATCTGTGATATCACCAACTGAGGTAAGGTAGTGAGCAATTTCTTCTGAAATTGTGGCAGCTAACTCAGTTGCTGATTGTCCTGGTCTCAAATATATCGTTTTCCCAATAATTAGCCCATCCTGATGATCTGGCATACCTTTTTCAAATTTATATGTGAGTTCATCATATTCAGCCATCAAACGTTCAGAAATATTCAAATACATCACCTACTCTTTGTCGTGGTCTCTCATCTTAATAAATTGGATGAAGTCTAGCACTTCTTGTTTTTGCTTATCAGTCAAATCGTCATCAACGTGAGTTGCAACGAGAAGATTAGGATCTTTTTCAATATTCGTAGAATCGGTTCTACCGTGCAAATAATCAAGACTAACCTTAAAATAATCTGCTATTTTATTTTGAATATCAACATCAGGGGTACGTCTACCTTGCTCGTATGATGAATATGTAGTACGTGCGACACCTAAAACATCTGCCATTTCAGCTTGAGTTAGTTTTTTTTGCTTCCTTAAATCCATGAGTCTGTGTCCGAACATCTGAGCACCTCCAATGCTTCAATATGTAATAATGATACTACGCAATGCGCGTATGTAGAAATAAAAAAATGAAATGTGTCAAAAAGAATAATTAATTGTTGACATGTGTCAAAATGCGTAGTAATATAAAAGTACGCAATACGACACATTGAAAGGAGAATCATTTTTATGGAAAACTGGTTAACTAAATTGCGTTTAGAAAAAGATCTAACACAAGATGAAGTTGCTCAGCTATCAAATATTCCGAGAACAACTTATTCATCTATAGAGCAAGGGAGACGGAGACCATCTGTCGAAAAAGCTATGAAAATAGCAAAAGCTTTAGATTTTGAATGGACTCTTTTTTTTGAACCTAAACTACGCGAAATGACACGTAAGGAGGTGCCGAAATGAAAGACAAACCGCAAATGATTAAAGCGAATGTCGATTCGGGATTTCTACCACAATATATAGAAATGATTATTCCTGCAATTAAACGCAAGTTTAGCATTTCAATCGGTATTGAAGGCGAACTGTTCATGAACCCTGGCGGTGTTGAAGAAATCATCATTCGTTTTTTAGCTACCGATGAAGTAGCACAGGACATTTATTCCTATATTGACGATAAATGGCAGTTTGCCTCAACACCAGAACTTGTTGCTTAAGTTCATTTTAAACAACAATTGACCGTTTGTGCCAAAAACAATAACGAATAAAAGGAGTGAAAGCATGCCGAAAGCAGCAAAAATCGGTCGGACCTTAAAACTATCATTATTTCTTTCGGGAAAGAGACAGAAAGAATTAGCGATCGATGCTAGTACACCAAATGCAACAGTAAGTGATCATTTTAATGGAGCTAACGTCAATATTGACAAGGCTATCGAGTATCTAGAGGCAATGAAAGAAAATGGGTATCAAGCTACTGATGAATTAACAGGAGACATCAGTTACCAATACTTAGGATTTTTCAAATCCATGGATGGCCAACTGGCAGATGTTAAATCAACGAACGATCTTGAGATATTTCAAGAGATCGAGTCAGATGAAAGAAAAGAACGGAAGAAAGTGGTTCAAAGGATTGTAGCTGAATCACAGGTGAGAATGCTGACTGATGTTGAAAGAACTGAACTTAGAAATTACACAGATGAGTTTCTGGATGAAATTATTGTAGAAATGGCAATCGTTTTTTCTATCTTGAAGATTTTAAACGTCACTATCCAAGAGGCTATTAAATCAAGAATGCCTCACTGGATCAAAAAAAGATATATGAGGGGGTAACCACTATGAAAATATCTCAAATGAAGAATGTTGTACCACTTGAGAGGAAAAATGAAGTGTTAAAGGTTGAGTGGAAGAAAGCAAAGGAAATCGCTGATTACCTTGGTATTTCAAGACCGACGTTATCTAAATTAACACATAGGGATGTTGATCCGATTCCTTTTTCAAAACTTAGCGGGATTCTTCAATATGATCTGCAAAAGGTTAAGGAATGGGAAGAACGCAATAGAACTTTTAATTATAAGGAGGCGTAATCATGAAACGTTCAATTAAAGACACTTTGACCGTTACTGTACTTTTGTTTTTTGTAGTAGCTTTCACAGCAATCCACATTGTAGCAGGACTTGTATTAGTTTTCTTATGGGGCTTCGCTAATGTTGTTTATGATTTAGCTGCTAAAGATTATCAAGACAAAGAAAAAAGACTTGCTAGCCGTCCAAAGCAATAGCAAGTCCATCGAATATTTGGATAAATATCTTTGTCTCCATTTTAAAACAGAAAAGGAGAAATGACAATGAATTCTTTCGAACAAGCGTTAGACGAGTATTTGACAACTCCCGGATGGGGTCAACCAATTTCAATTGAGGAGATGACAGATGATGAGTAAATCAACTCTTGAAATGACTCATGATGAGTGGTTATTAGATCGTCGAAAGGGTATAGGTGGATCAGATGTCGCTACAATCCTTGGGTTAAACAAATGGAAGTCACCTTATCAATTATGGCTAGAAAAGACTAGTCAAATTGATTTAGAACACACTGAGAGTGAACCAGCGTATTGGGGAAATGTACTAGAGGAAGTTGTTGCTAAAGAATTTCAAGAACGAACAGGCAAAAAAGTTCGTCGACGAAATCAGGTTTTCGAGCATCCGCTACATCCGTTCCTGCGAGCGAACATCGATCGAGATGTTGTTGGGGAAAATGCTATTTTGGAATGTAAAACAGCAAATGCTTTCCTTGGTAAAGAATGGGAAGGTGAAGAAGTTCCTCTAAGTTATTTGTGTCAGGTTCAACATTACATGAACGTTTTAAATAAAAAATATTGTTATATAGCTGTTTTGGTTGGTGGACAAAAGTTCATTTGGAAACGAGTTGATCGTGATCAAGAACTGATTGACATGATCACCGAACGATTAGTTAGTTTCTGGGAGGAAAATGTTTTAGCTGGTAAAGAACCAGAAATAGATGGTAGCGAAGCAACGTCAGACTTTTTAAAAGATTGGTATTCGGAACTTGATGAAACAGAAACCACATTGCCATCTTCATTTGATGATTTAGTTGAGCAAAAAAGGGAACTCAAGAAAGCAAAAAAGGATATTGAAACAGCCATTCGCCAGGTGGATAACGAAATCATAAGCGAACTTGGCAAAAGAAATGCGAGTATCGGTATCGCTCAAAAGAACATCGTTTCTTGGAAGATAGTATCCACTAGAAGAATGAACAGCAAGAAACTTGCAGAAAAATATCCAGAAGTAGCTAAAGACGAAGAAATCTATAACGTTACTGAATCACGAAGACTTACAGAAAAGGAGATCAAATAATATGGCCACAAATGATGCATTAAAGAACCAATTAGCTGAAAAGAGTACACAGGTTGTTGATCCATCTAAATTAGGATTCAAGGCTTTAATGAACACACCAGCAATGAAAAAGAAATTTACAGATATTCTTCACGAGAAGTCGGATTCCTTTATGGGATCACTTATGACTCTAGTTGGTGGTGATAATTACCTATCTCAAGCAGAGCCAATGACGATCATTGCATCAGCTTTAAAAGCAGCGACAATGGACCTGCCGATTGATAAGAACCTTGGTTATGCATATGTAGTTCCGTTTAATCGATATGAGAAAAAAGGTAAGAATTGGATCACGCACAACGAAGCCCAATTCATTCTTGGATACAAAGGATATATTCAGCTAGCACAAAGAAGTGGGCAATACAAAGCATTGAATGCTTTGGCAATTTATGAAGGTCAACTAATTGACTGGAATCCGCTGACCGAAGAATTTACCTTTGATTATAAAGGTAAGGTATCCGATGAAGTTATAGGTTATGTAGGATTCTTTGAATTACTGAACGGCTTTAAAAAGACAGTTTACTGGACCAAGCAAGAAATTGAGAGTCATCGTATTAAGAATTCAAAAAATAAGGACAAAGAGAAATTAAGCGGGGCATGGGTTGATAATTACGATTCAATGGCCATTAAGACTGTACTGCGAAATCTTTTATCAAAATGGGGATTACTTTCAGTTGAAATGCAAACAGCAATCACTTCAGATGAGAAAGTCTTTCGAGTGGACGAAAACAACGATTTAATTGAAGAAACTGATCTATCGGATATGGAGCCGATGCCACAGGATCTTAAAGAAGCAGAAAAAGTTGTTGATGATCCGGTAACAGATGAAGGACAAGAATCATTGTTTGATTCAACAAATCCACCACTAAACCAATAATGAGGGAGTTAAACTCCCTCTGATTAGGAGGAATAAGCGTGGCAAGACCAACGAAGAAAGGTCTTGATTATTTTCCTCTGGATGTCGATTTTTTATCAGATTTAAAAGTTCGAAGAATTATTAAAGCATGCGGTAAAGAAGCCGTTCATATACTGGTCGCCCTGCTGGCTAATATTTATCGTGATGAGGGGTATTACGTTTTGTGGGATGACGACCTTGCGTTCTTAGTGGCTGACGAAGTTGGTACGAAGGAGGGCACAGTTGAAGAACTGGTTAGAAAAGCAGTGCAAGTAAAATTCTTTGATAAAGATATTTTTGATAAATATTCCGTATTAACTTCTAAAGGAATTCAAAACAGATACATTCTAGCCACTAAGGAACGCAAAAAAGTTGAGCTTGAATTTAAGTATTTGCTGACAAACGAGGTTAATCGGTCGAATATCTCGATTAATGGGCGGGGTAACCCAGTTAATCAGGGGAATAATCAACAAAGTAAAGTAAAGGAAAGTAAAGAAAAGGAAATAAAAGAAGATGCTACAGCGGGCGAGAGTGCGTCCCTTGAAACTTTCCAAAAATTATGGCTTTTTCCAAATGTTGTACAGGTTGAAGATCTGCTTAATCTGGTGAATATCTATGGCGATGAACTTGTAGAAGCTGCCATTAAACTTGCTGGTAGTAAAGACGTCCCTAAGAATCGAGCTATTAGCTTTTTAACAGCATCTTTGCAGGAATGGGCAGATGCTAATGTTAAAACAATCGATCAAGTAAGAGAATATCAGCGAACTAGAGGCGCTAAGAAACAAGGCTATAATCAAAAGCCACTACGTGAGGAAAAACTACCTGATTGGGCTGTAAACGAACAGTGGGAAGAACAGTTGTCGCCTGAGCGCCAAGCAGAGCTTGATGCAAAACTAGCAGCATATCTAAACAAAACGAAGCATTGAAAGGAGCAGATTGCTTGAAAATTGTCATACCGATCACACCAAAGCCTCAATCAAGGCCGAGGTTCACCAAGCATCGTAAGACTCCCTATGAGGAATCAGCGATGAAAGCATACAAAAATGCAGTCAAATACCATGCTATGTCAACAAGGCCGCTGTTAATTGAAAAAGGACCAGTAATTGTTGATGTCTGCTTCTTCGTATATCCACCAGCTTATATCTCAAAAGTAAAGAAAAACAGGACTTTGCTTGAGGACGAGACAATGTACTGCGATAAAAAGCCAGACATTGATAATTATTTCAAAGCAGTGACGGATGCGGTAAACGGCATTTTGTATAAAGACGATGGCCAGATAGCAGTTAGCATCTGCCGTAAAGTTTACAGCTTCAATCCTCGAATAGAAATTGAAATTAATCCACTTTAGGAGGGACCATCAATGAGAAGCAGAAGCATTAAAGCGCCATTCGAAGATTTTGGAGAATATGAATCAGCAAATGTTCATGAAAAAGGATCTGTAAAAGTTGGTGAAAGCTACATCTGCACTCCGGGAAGACCTTTTTCAGGTCAGATAAGAGCGCAAGTAAGTCGTATCTACAAGAATTCAGCACGAGTAAGGATCCTCAGCTGCATTGAAGAAAAAGATGATGAAATACAACGAAAACTTAACGATGTGACTGTAGTGAGTCTTAAGAAAATCCACGAAGTCTGCTAGAAGTTCAGAAATTTATTAGTTAAGAATCGGAAGATATTACCAATCAGAGAGGAATTGAAAATAATGAATGAAATTTACAAAGAATATAAGACACGTTATCCAAGTATCGTGCCCCAGGGGTCAGTTGGTACTTGTACTGAAGTAATAAATGCGCAAGTCTTTGCGTTAAAGATTAAATTCGATAACGGTGAAGAATTTTGGTTTATGAGAAGGGACTTAGAAGAAGTCTGATTCCACTATCCACCAAAATAACCAACTAAAGGAGACGATATTATGTCTGGTAATGACACACATGAAGTTACACAAGAATGGTTAAATCAACATGAGTTTCTACTG